CAATCGACATCTTTTTTTTCACCCCTTAATAGTAGTTGAGCTAATAGCGTAAGCACACAAACACGAAGGCAGCACCATGATCAGCAAGAAAGACATACTACTAACCGCCGACCAACTAATCTGTGGGCAACGCGCTCAAGACTATGGTACTGCCCGTGAGAACTTTGAACGAATCGCCACAATGTGGACGGTTATATTAAAATCCGAACAAATTACCCCTGCACAAGTAGCAATGTGCATGGCTGCATTAAAACTATGCCGCTTAGTCAACACACCAGACCACGCTGACAGTTGGATAGACACCGCAGGGTACATAGCCCTTGGTGGCGAACTGGCGACTGAAGAATCTACTAAAGAACAGGTGAACTATGCTTGATAGAGTAACCATAAGTAAGTTTTCAGAACTGTCAGGCTATACAGAAGTTGCTATACGCTCTAAAATCAGTGAAGGTGTGTGGCAAGAGAATGAAGTATTCTCCAGAGCACCCGATAATAGGATATTGATAAGTCTAGGAGGCTACGAAGCATGGGTAGACCGAAGAAGCAGCAGTTCACAAACGTCAGGGAGGTCTCTAAAAGTACAATCGAGATCGTCTTCCGCTACCCAACGCCCCAAGATCGGCAACGCGAGCCAATCAAGCTTGAGCCCACCCCCGCTAATTTAAAGCGCTGCTATGTTCACCTCGCTCAAATCAATGAAGCCATTAAAGCAGGGACGTTTGACTACCTAGCCACGTTCCCTAACTCCCCTAGAGCAAAACTATATTCCAATCGCCGTACTTTCGGCACCTTCTTAAAACACTGGCTAAACAACCACTATGCTATCGGCCCTGGCACTCATAAATTTTATAAACGAATTATTGAAGGCCAAGTATTAAAAACCCCTTTGGCTAAAATACGTGTAGTTGATTTAACGTGGCTCGATGTTAAAGATTGGGCATTAAAGATGGATGTCCTAGCAAAAACTCGCTCTCAACGAGTGGCTGTTCTGCGCGATGCGCTTAACTCAGCAATAGAAGAAGGCATTATTGCTGTAAACCCCTTGTATGGTAAAAAACTAAAAAGCCCCAAAGTTATTATACAGCCAGAAGCCACTCGCATTGAGCCCTTCTCTTGGGATGAACGAGATGCCATCATCAGAGCTGCACGTAGACAGTTCGGATTACAACTGATGTTTCAGTTCTTCACAGGACTGCGCCCAGAAGAAATAAGAGGTCTATGTTGGAGTCGTGTTGATTTCATCGGATGCACTATTCGGATAGACCAAGTAATCGTTGATGCGAGCCCTAATGAGTTTCGACCTCCTAAGTCACAAGCCTCTCTTCGGACAGTCGATTTAGTTGGCCCTGCAATGCAATGCTTACTTGCCTATAAAGAGTACACCTTTCTTAGAATGCCAGCGCCTAAAAAGTTTCCAGTAAAGCCAAGTATGGCTGACATTGTGTTTACAAATCCAAACACAGACAATCCTTGGAGTTCAACTAACAGCATACGTGATCAATGGGTTGATGTACTTAGAAAAGCAGGAGTTCGTTATAGAGTGCCTTATCAAACTCGACACACTTACGCATCGACCATGTTGCAAGTTGGAGAAGACTTAGAATATGTTGCGGGACAAATGGGGCATGAAACCAGCATAACCACGTTAAAACATTACGCGCGGTTTGTTCAACAAACAGGTGCGAGGCACGGGTCTAAATTAGAAGAAGCGTATCAGAAGCAAATAGGGAATTAGGTACATAATCGTGTACCTTCTGCCAGCATTTTGCCAGACTCTAAATTAAATCCCTTATAAATCAAAGGGTTGTATGGTACGGACGGAGAGACTCGATCTTCTTGTAGCCTATACAAAAACCTTATTAATCAACAAGTTAAAACAATCATTCTGCCAGCTTTTAGTGTGGAGACGGGTAGTTTATGGTCGGTTTGCCAGAATCCCTGCCAGCTTTTTTAATGCAATCTGGGCTTCGCCGTTGTCCGACTTAGCTCCCCATCTTTTTTATGATAAGTCACCGCCCTGGCACATCGCCAACTCACGTATCCACCCCTTGCCGAATACGCATCCCGTGCTGACAAAGTAGGGTGTCTTTCTACAATCGCGCCACCGCCTTCTGCAATTTCTTGCTCCTGATGATGGTAATGCCCTGTGTGGATATAAGTGTACTCAGCTTCGCCCCACATCTTTCTAAACTTAGGCTCACTGGCAAATAACATCGGTAAGCGTTTGTTCGCTACTTTGTGTCCGTGATGGAATCCTAACAGAATGTCACCATGTTGTTCCGCATAAAATGGCAGCGCTTCTGTGTTCACTTCAACACGGGGATTGTCTGCAAAAATCTTATTCATGGCAATGCGTAACCAAATCGAACCTGATTCATCATGATTGCCCTCGCACATAAGCAGCTTCACATTGCGGTGCTTCTGTAATAGCAGTCCTGTCACCTCGCAAATTACTTCAATAGCGAGCTCAATGCATTCGCCATATCGACCTGACGCATCCAGTACATGTTTGCTTTGTGGCGTCACCGCATCCAAGCCATCAAAATGCAAGAAGTCACCTAGCTGATTAAATATAGCAAACTCAGATGGTGGACTCTGCGAAATCAAATCTTGGAAGGCGTTTATCATCACTGACTTCGCCGTGGGTAAATCCCAACGCACCCCGCCTTCACCTTCCCACGCTAACATACCTAAATGAAAATCTGTGAGTGTGTACACAGTACATAGTTCTTCATTGGGTGTTGCTGATGGCGGCTTAATGACCGGTATGGTCTGCATTTTCTCTGCGGCCTTACTCAGCAAATCTTGAAGTATGTCTAGATTCTCTGACTCTTTAAATGCGGTCTTGTACCAAGTCAGCGTGCCTTCCTCATCCTTCTTCAAGAATGAGCGACCCTTCAGTATCTCACTTGGGGCAGTTGGCTGATTCAATCCAGCGTCAGGTGCAAAGCCCTCTTCTCTAGCGATACGCTCTTTCATGTTCTTGAGCGCACGGCGAACAGTGCGTTGATCTTGACCTAAATCAAGACATGCCTGGTTAACTGAGCCCGCTGCTGTAATGGCTTCTATTTTTTCCCGTTCGTGCGCGCGTGCATAAGGTAGGTATTCGCTATAGTTCATCTTTTGAATCCTCTTCATCCTGAATTTCGCCGTTCGCACCTATAATGATGCCCCACGATTTTAAAATCTTCTTCGCCTCTACATCGTCACTTACATTAATTTCAATGTAACGATTGACTTGGATAGGTATGACCCCTACCAGAGCTAAAAGTACAGCGGCTATGCCGCCTATTGTTATGGCTTGTATTAAAAACGCCAGTGCTTCAAATAATGATTCCATGTTAAATGCCCTCTTTATAGAACAATTCCACAAACATTCGGCATGTATCACTGCGCTGTATGTCTGAGATTTCAAAGTCGACAACTGTAATGGGCAGCTTGTGCTTATCCAGTAAATTGATTAGCACACCTAAACCTGACGTTTGTTTAATGTCGGATTGAGCTAAATCACCCATCAAAATCAAAACGCAGTTATCGCCTATTCGTGTAGTCACTGCTTTAATTTCATCAACTGTCATTTGTTGGGCTTCATCAATTAAAACAATTGCGCCCTCTTTCTCGCCGCCAAAACTTCTACCCCGAATAGTTTCTAAGGGTTGTAGCTCGATGTTTCCATTGTTTAGTGCAGTGTCAAAGCGTCCTGCGCCCATGCGCTGCTTGAGTACGTCCACCATTGGCATAACCCAGTTCATCATCTTGTCGTCTTTGTCACCCTTAAATGCACCAAGGCTACGACCTGTTGGAATGTTTGCTCTGCAAAGAATGATCTTTTGAACTCGGTTCTGCATAAACTGATCTGCAGCGTATGCGCACGCTAAGTATGTCTTGCCTGATCCTGCAACTCCCGATGCTATGATTACAGGGCAATTTGGATTCTTCAGAGCCTTTAGATACCGATCTTGGTTTGGAGTCTTCGGCTGTAAAGGCGGCCTTTGGCGTTCCTCTGAAAATTTCTCGGTTGACTTCGTACGTGCTTCTTGGGTGTTACGTTGTCTTTTTGCTGACACAGGTATTACCTTTGTGGGTGTTGTGGGTTAATTTTATGCGCTTGGTTCCCAGCCATTTAAGTTAGTGTTGCGTATGTAGGTGCGTAAAGTTGCAATATCAGTATCTTGTAAATACAGTGCTTCTAATGCTCGAAGTGCCATCCAATCTGTTCTAGCTAACAGTTCAGATTCAGGGCTCACTACTGCTCTACCTATGGAAATAAATTGCATTGAGGTGCTGGCAAAACGAGTGAATATTTTGTCTTGCACGCCACAACGAAACTTAGTCGCCATTTCGCAAGTAACGCCCAAATCAAAATCCTCTGCAAACTCTGGTGTAATGTAGAAACACCGATCTAATGTAGGTGTGCCTACAGGAAGCCCATCGTAAATAACACACTCGTAAGCAGTTAGATCATCGGCCTCAGTTAAAATTGGGTAATCGCCTGGCCCCGTCTTACCTAAAACAGTTCGCATGTGTTGTGTAAACGCATTCGAGTTAGGTCCATTTGTAGGCACCTGTACTAAGCACGTTGTCTTCCCTGCTTCAACAAAACTTAAAGCAAGCGCGTGCGCTAAAGTTGATTTTCCACAACCTCGACGGAATCCTGTAACAGCAAAAACACCTGCAGCAGCACCACTGTATAAAGGATTAAAATTATTATTAATTAAAGGTATCAAATGGCCTCCTAACCTGCGTTATCTGCTACGTCATGCATGCGGATAGATTTCGTGCCTATGCTAGTGTAGGTGCTGTTGTAGTTGAATACTTGTACAAATGCTTCACATTTTGTACTGGTAGACTCGTTAAAGTTAAGCCCCGTATTCCCTCCAATATGGGCGGCATATATCGATAGCGTCTGCGAACCCAGCATGTGGTAGTTAGTATTAACAAAACCATTTGAGCCCGTTGAAGAATGGAATTGGTAGTTAAGCGTGTATTGGTAAATGCCTGAAGAATCCGTCTGAACTACTTGCCTATTTCTCATGCCTGATTGGGGGCCATCAAAAAAAGATGTTATTGCAAAATCACTGTGAGTCAGTATAGTGCCCGCGCTTGTTCTAATGCCTGCCCGTACCCAAAAATGAGTATGCAAACCACCCGTAATGAGCCCGCCTACTTGGTTGTACAGCACATGACAATGCATTTCTGGCGTTATGCTTTGTTTTCTGTAACGGAATAAATTAGATGCAGGGTTTTTAACAGTGGAACTAGGAGCAGCAGTTAAATAATAGTTGTAAGGCTTAATGTTGCCACTTACACCGAGAAGGTGATTGCCATTAACATTAGCAGAGTTAGAGTAGTCAAAATAAACCCCACTGTCATAAGCATAATGTGGCGTGCCAGCTTCAGTGACTAGAGCTACCGCCCCCGCTAATACCAATACACCATTAATTGTGCCGCCCGTAATTGTGGAGCTGTTTATAGTAGCTGAATTGATCGCCCCGCCATTAATCGTAGGAGCGGTTATCGCGATATTTGCTGATATGTTATCGCTTGTTAATGAAATTGACGAAATTTGATTAGCAGTTAAAACCCCAGTGACTTGTGCAGTAGTCACAGTAAGGTTATGAATCTTAGCCACATCAATAGATGCATCAGCAATCATTGCAGAATTCATGTAGACAACGCCATTTACCACAGCAAAGGGAACTACAGCGTTGGCAAAAGTGTCAGAGCCATTTGAAATCTTAAACACATCAGCAAGTACTGCAAACTCACTCCCAGTAGGCCCTGCTGCTATACCATAGCCAGAAACA